CAGCACTGAAAGTGCTACCAGCGGCACTTACACTATCAGCATTCCCGCAACCACACAGGCAGGTGATATTGCTTTCTTGTTTGATCGTATCAACACACTGACAACTACCAATACCACACCATTGAACTTTACCAACATTACTACCTACAATGGTTCAAGTCACAAGTGGACACTGAGTTATAAGGTATTAGGCAGTGGTGACGTCAACACCACAATCACTGGACAATCAGCCAGTGCCGCAACTGCTCATAGAAAACTTATGTTGTTTTACAGACCAAATTGGAGTATAGCAACAACTACTATTGCGGATTTGGAACAAAATCACGTGGCCAGTGGAACTACTGTGACCAATCAAACTCTGTCAATGAGCAATCTTGTAGAACCAGGTATTGGCTTTGCTTTTTATGCTTTTGGCACTACAGGAACATTGACCAGAGGTTCAACATTGTCAACAGATGGTCAGGGGTCAGTTCAAGAATACACACAAGGATCTGTGTTGTATGTAAAAACGTTCCTATGGGATCAGGATGACACAGCCACAGACTCAACCATCAGTATAAGTGCTGCCTCAGCACAACAAATGGGTCTGTTTACATTTTACGCACAATTTACATAAGGATCTATTATGACAAGAGAATCAGTGAACAGCCGTGTTGCTGTACTAGAAACCAAAGTAGAAGCAATAAGCACCAAATTAGACGAAGTAAGGGCAGATATAAAGGAAGTTCACGCCTGCCTACACAAAACACGTGAACTTATCCTTAATGAAGTAAAAGCACTCAGAGACAGTGAAAATGCCACACACAAAGAGCAGAATCAACGTATCATGGGTTTGGAAAACTGGCGTTGGTATACCATTGGCATTGCCACTGTGCTGGCTGTAGTAGCCAAATTTATATTTGGATGACGTCTTTGCTCTATAAGTAGAGCATGGAACACGAAAAATTTATCACTTGGCTTAAACAACACGCTGAACTAGAAATAGTCAAATCACCTGCCACAGCGGCACAGCGTGCCCCCAGTGAGCCTGCAGAAATATGGCGCAATGGCCAAAGCTTTGTAGTCTCCAAAGATTATAATCCCACTGTGAATTATAAGATCAAAAAGCTTAAACCCAAAACACAACGCTGTGAAGACTGTAATTTAATTGTAGAAGATCGCGTGGTCATACGCAAGACCTACTCATTCCCTGAAACACATTGGCGCACTAACTGCCAAAATTGCCGTAGGACCAAAAATCCAGAAACTGGTGAATTTGACATAGACTTTGATTCAGTTGGGGCCTTTTTTAACAGTTATTTGTTGAACAGAGATAAATAATTTTGTAGAGAGCGTACTGCCATTCGTGCTCTACTTGGATATGTCCCCTCGTATCCTGGATTGGCACCTTAAGTCATGTTAAGGTATCCTATATGTAAAGGCCTGTCATCTTTTACAACTCCGTTAGCCAATCCATAAACCTGTCCTATAGGTTGGGAAGCCCACGCCAAGTGGGCTTTCTTTTGACTTGTTGCTCAATACACTTGTAAATTTATAATGTGTTGTATATAATTGTAAGACGGTGTCAGCCACCGTGTTCAACTCAAATTTAGGCAAAAATATTTCTATTATTTTCTCTATATGATAAATAATTGTGACAGGCAATATATAGGCTCAAAACAAAATTCCATTATAACTAACACACAAGGTTGGCGGGCCAGATTGTAATACCGCTGTGGAAAAACTGGGGCATAAACCAGACACGTAACATAGTAAGGCACTCCCGTTGGTAGATCCAACTATCCTGAAAAATTGGAAGTGAGTCCAAGGGTGAAAACAATGACGCCCAACGCATTACTATAGTATGAATGTTAGCATACGAAAACACTGGCTATAAAAACCCACAGCACAAGGAACGAGGCGTGGGGTAGCGTAGAAATACGTGATGTCGTGGTAGGTACGGAGAAGCTCAGAATCCATTAGCATACAGTGATAAAAATACCTACTTCCTTAAGTCTTGGCTGAGATAACTCACAGAAAGAGGATGGAACCCAAAAAGAGGTTCCGTCTGACTAAACAATCTACAGAAAGTTCTTAATATTTCATCATATCACTTGACATCCACTGGTTAGAAATTTAAAATATATCCAGTGAGCATGTAAGTGCGAACTGATATATTTTAAATTGATAAAGACAAACACGCAGTGGTTGGCTTATCAATATAGACTACCTGAAAGCAAAAATGACACTAAAAACACATCACCTAGAAATATTAGATCTATTTGAACATGACGATGATCAATCACTTAAAAATGAATGGATCAGTAAGATATCTCAGAGAGATCTTTATAGCATAGCCTCTTGGCTTATGATGAACTTGACAGAGCAATCACAGGGAACTGAACACAAACGAAGTAATATCAGAGATATATTGGCCTATTATTATGATCAAATGACCTATCATAATAACCCAGTACCTTGGAGTGATAAAACAAAATGGTTCATAGCCAATGCTGTGATGACACAATCCATTTATAAACACAAATAAAATGGTATGAGTAAATTAAGACTGCTTTTGGCAAGTATTGATCCCTAATATGGCTAAATGTTGCTCTAAAGCCACAGACATAGACGAATTTAGGTGTTATACTATACACTTATTAACACACAGAAAGGTGCTAAAAATGAGTTATGATAGTTTCAAAACTGTAGCATTTACGCAATACGGTATTCCCAATCAAATACTTGAAGTTGTTCGCCCTTGGATAGAAAAAGAAATTGGTGATTATACATTTAAGGGTCATAATGGCGATGATTTAGGCTATGGTGAATTAGGTGATATTCAAACTATTGATGATGCTATGGACAAACTAAAAGAAATTATTTGGCAATCAACACTAATGGAAACACCAAAGAAGACAGCCAAAGAGCGTGAAAAGTTTCTTAAAGATGCTGGAGGTAGAGTTGGCAAAGGCTTTTACCGTTATGCGCTTAAAGCATATTATTTGACTTTACCAAAAGATCAAGAGGCCGCAGAATGACTACAAAAATTGAAAGATTCACAGAATTAGTTCAATTGCTACAAGAACAAGGTGGTCTATATCAAGACCAAATGGAAGAACTACAAAGTTATTTAGATCTCATGGATAAAATGGCTCCTGAAAAATTTAAAGCAATAGATATCAATGACTATGTGTCTAGCATACATTATAATCACAAGGATATTAAATGATCTACTATATTACACTGATGAATGAACAGGGCTTCATGTTAGAAGAAGCTCTGGAATTGCCCGTAACTCCTGAAATAAGTTGGAGTGACTTTGAACAACTTAAAGCTGTCAAAGAACTGCTATTGGCCAATCCCACCATGCACCTACAGGACGTTACACCTAGAGGCATGCCAGACAAGTTCACAGAAGAGCAGGAAGCAGAAAACAAGAAAGCCAATAATGTTGACACAGGTGAGGAATTCACTTATAATGAGGATGAGTAAGGGACATGGGGTTCTTTACTTCAATTAACATTTTAGAAAGGAAGCGTCTTTGCTACTGATCTTAACTGTTGATTGCCTATAGCAAGTTTGGTGATTGGGAAAAGCCTCTATTACAGGGGCTTTTCTTTTGACTTCTGTTAAATACAACAAAGGAGATCAGCATGCCAGAAGGACAGTACTACACCCCCACAGTGAAAAAAACTTCACGCAGAGGAGGCACAGGACCTAGACCTCACACTTGGACCAGTGGACCAGATCTAGTCAAACATGAACAGCACATAGCTTGGAGCAGACATCGCGCACAGGCACACTTCAGAGGTGAAGGGCACACCTTGACCTATTTTGAATGGTGTGAATTCTGGGACAAGGACAATGCCTGGCTGCATCGTGGTCGCAGACGTGAAGCACTGATCTTAACCAGAATAGATGATGAACTGCCCTGGGACAAAGACAACTGCCATATCATCACACGCTATGAACATCTAATAGAGCACAATCTACGCCGTCGTGGCACAAAGTACAAAAAAAACAAGGATGTAAAATGACTAAATGGTGGGACCCTTCATTTGATCCTATGGAAGAACTGATCCATAGCCGCAATAGAATACGTCAACTGGAAGCCAATGAACGTGCTCTGATCAATGCTCAAAATGATCTTGGATCAGCAGTAAAACAATTGGTAGAACAGCACAATGAAGTATTGTTTGTATTGGGCAATCACAAGCGTGAGATTGAACAACTCAAACATTTAACTGATCCAAGGAATAAATAAATGTGTCAGCGGTAGTTCACTGACATGCAAATTTCCTCAAAGCTTGGCCCTCATTGAGCAATCAATGGGGGCTTTTTTTGCCATTATCCATTGACTTTTAGTGCGTTTGAATAAATAATACACTATAGGAGAACTTACATGACAACACTGGTAACACCTGAATTAGAACAAGCATTAGATCTTTGGCAGAGATTCACTGAAAGTCAAAATCAAATAATCAAAGAACTAAAAACCATTCCCAGAGATAACAAAACCATGTGGAATGGCTATCTGCATCAGTGGACAAATTATGAATGGCGCATAGTGCTAGAAGCAGTGGGTGAATTATTGACCACACATCCAGAAGTGTTCAAAGGCAATCAACGTGATGTGTTTGTACGCACAGTACAGACTCTGTTGAAATATGAAACCAGCCATGATCGCTGCCTAGACACTAAAATGACCAAAAGCCAAGCATGGAACATGAGCATGGTCCTACGTGAACTTTGGAATCAATGCCAAGGTGATATTCAACCACGCAGACCCAGTCCATTGGACAGTTATAGAACATTGTTTATGTAATTTAACCAAAAAGATTGATTTTACACAGTAATCGTGTATAATTAAACTTGTGTTAGACAATAATGTTTAGCACAATAAAAAGTTCCAAGGTCTGTAAAAACAGATACAGAATGAATTTTATCAAGGAAAAATATATGACAACTCTTTCATTGGCTAAAACAGCCACATCTCAAGATATACTCAAAGGCCACAAGGCTATTCAAGTAGGCGGACATAGTTTTATTAATCTACCTATTAGTGAATATTGCAGTATCAAACCAATTCCAACAAATCGTGATAGTCAAAGACGTGTTCCAAAAATGCGTAAAGTCTTTGATGATGCTTATCTTAATGGTCAAATAAGCACACTTACAGAAGTGGCCATTGGCATTGTAGCTCAAGACTTTGTTGATCCTGATTCAAAATTTCAATATACTAAAGGGCAATGGTACTGTGTTGACGGCAACACACGCAAGCATTATTGGACCATGTATCCAGAAAGAGCAGAACAGATTACGAATGGTCTTACAGCCAAGATTCATTATCTCAACAACATGGACGATGTCAAATATGCCTATTATCCATATAACAATGCCAAGAGCTCAGAAAAAGCCAGCGAAATTTTACAGGGATTGGCTCGTCGTTATCAATGGCAGGCTCGTCAAACAGTTTTTGCCAATGGAGGCTATAAATCAGCATTGGATTGGGCTGCACTTACTCCAGGTGAAGATAAGCCAGATGTGTTTGAAGCATTTAACATCTGCTTTGAAGGTCTTAAGATTCTTGATGGTATTCCTAAAGATGCTACCAACACAATTACCAAGCCATATCTTGATGGACTTAAAAGTCAAGCAATTGTAGCAGCAGCTTTGTTGGCCACACGTATCTATGGTAATAATTTAAAACTGCATGAATTTATAGAACGTATTTCAACTATTACCATGGATGAAATGAACAATGCTATTGCCAAGGGTGATTTAGATCCACTGCAAATTATTGTTGCAGAATACACTGGACAAAGCACACGCAGAAATAAAAACAGTGATGCTGAACCTTGGTTGCATGGTCATGCTCGCAGTACTAAATTTGAAAGTCAAATGATTCAAATGGATTTCTTAATGTATTGGATCAGTAAGTATATTCAAAGTCCTAAAGCAACTTGGAATTTTAATAAAGGTATCAAACCCAGTGACTGGCAAGGTGCTTGGGAAGAATGTTTTCCAGGAGATGTCAATGAGTAATATTAGAAGCCTGTTAGAAAATATGAAAGATGAGAATATAAAAACACCTGTGCAAATAAACTTATCTCTTACAGAAATACAACATTATCTACAAAAAGAACGAGATCCTAAATTGATTTTTCAATGGGCCAAGATATACATTGAAAAAACATTAAACATCTAACAAAAAGCCCCAATATCAGGGGCTTTTTTGTGGACATCCAATAAATAAAAATATGGAAGAACCACAAGACTATCCCACCTCTACAGAAGAACAACCCTATGACCTGTTGATTCCCTATGAAGAGCCAGAAGTAAATCCTTCAAAGACTGGCAATAAACCCAAGCAATTGGTAGCAGTAGAAGTCTACGGCTATGAAGTGGGCAGAGGTCGTAGAAAGCGTGTGGTAGTACCAGATGATGTCTATAACCTAGCTGTGATAGGCTGCAATGATAGAGAAATCGCACTTTGGTTTGACGTCAATGAAGACACGCTACGCTATAACTTTTCAGATATTATAGCAAAAGGTCGTGAAGACCTTAAACACAGTCTACGCAGAGCCATGTTGAAAAACGCACTGGGTGGCAATGCAGCAGTACAGATCTTTCTAGCAAAGAATTTATTGGGCATGAGTGATACACCTATAAACACAGATGACAAGCAGCCATTACCGTGGCAGGATGAATAATGCCACTGAGTCTAGCACAAAAAACTATCAGTGATAGTACTGCAAGATGGCGTGTGGTAGTAGCAGGCCGTAGATTTGGCAAGACACACTTGGCTATCAGAGAACTGTGCTATCATGCTCGCCAACCACAAAAAGATGTTTGGTACATTGCTCCCACATACAAAATGGCTCGTCAGATTGTATGGAAAAAGCTTAAAAATCGCCTACAGGATCTACGTTGGGTGGAGAAAACCAATGAAACAGAACTTACAATACAGCTACGCAATGGCAGTACTATTGCTCTTAAAGGCGCTGATAACTATGACAGTCTACGTGGTGTTGGGCTTGATTTTATTGTGCTTGATGAGTTTGCTGACATTGATCCTGAAGCTTGGTATGAAACTCTACGACCTACTCTCTCTGACAAGCAGGGTCGTGCTCTTTTCATTGGTACACCCAAGGGCATTGGCAATTGGAGTTATGAACTATATCAAGCGGCATTGACCAACAATGATTGGCAAAGTTTCAGTTTTACCACTGTGGATGGTGGCAATGTAGCACCAGAAGAAATTGAAAGTGCCAAACGTGATCTAGATGCTAGAACATTCCGTCAAGAATATCTAGCAAGTTTTGAAACCTATGCAGGCAGAATCTATTACGCATTTGATCGCAAACTCAACGTGGTAGATGGTGTAATTGAGCCTAAAGACATTGAAATGATTTTGGTAGGCATGGACTTTAACATAGATCCCATGTCAGCAGTCATAGCCATACGCAAAGGAGATCACATCTGTGTCATTGACGAAATCCGTATGTATTCTAGTAACACCCAAGAGATTGTGGAAGAAATTCGCAGCAGATTCCCAAAGAGCAAGGTCATGTGTTTCCCAGACCCAGCAGGACACCAAAGAAAAAGTTCAGCGGGTGGTGCCACGGATATTACAATCTTATCCAACGCAGGATTCATAGTAAAAGCCCCACGCAGTCACACACCTGTAAGAGATCGCATCAACGCTGTGAACAGTCGTTTGTGTGACAGCCAAGGACAAAGACGCTTGTATCTTAAACCTCAGTGTAAATATACAATAGAAGGTTTAGAACGACATAGTTATAAAGAAGGCACGAGTCAACCTGACAAAGACTCAGGTTACGATCATATGATGGATGCTCTGGGTTATATGATTGATTATCTATTCCCAGTGCGTAGAGAACCTGACGCTACGCTACAACAACCACAGAGATTTGGTCACCAACTATCAAGGAACAATATATGAACGCAATTGACACACTAGTCCAGGAAATTGCTGCCACAATCACAGGCAACAAGATCTATCAAACGTACTACCCTATATGGAAATACTATCTAGAAAGTTATCTAGGTGGTGATGAATATCGTCGTGCTGGACACCTTACCAGATACCAACTAGAAACTGATCAAGAATATCAGAATAGACTCAAAGCAACTCCATTGGAGAATCACTGCCAATCAGTGATTTCAGTGTA